TACGATTACTGCCGACACGCGCGAGAGACCCATCGATTCGATGTGGTAGAATATCTGCACGCGGACTGGAGACCTGAGCCGCCGCGCGTCGGCGTTGCTGTGATTGCGGAGGACATCGGATGGCGCGAACTCGTAGAATGGGAACGGGAACTGAGACGAGCCAGACGCGCACAACTCGCGCCCCACATCGAGGCGGGCTGGCAAACAGGGCACGAAACGACGCAACTCCAGATGGTGCGAGTCGGGTAGTCGCCGAGGGCGTGCGCGAACGACACCTGCAGAACGCCATCGTCAAAGCCGCGCGACTGCTCGGATGGCTCGTACACCACACGCGACCCGCGCTCAGCCAAACAGGACGCTGGCATACGCCCCTGCAAGGGCACACGGGGTTCCCTGACCTCGTGCTGGTCTACCCCGCACAAAGCGAGAACGAACAGACCGCTATCATCTTCGCCGAACTCAAGTCTAAGCGAGGGCGAGTCTCCGACGCGCAACGCCGCTGGCAAGAGGCGCTCATGCAGGCGCAAGGGGTAGAATACTACATATGGCGACCGAGCGACCTGCCGAGCATCCTCGCACGATTAGAGAGGCGGAACGAATCGCCACGCTCGTCCGAGAGGGAGACCTGATGGGCGCTATGACACTTCTCCAGCGGTATGACTGCGATGTGCAAATCTATGGCAAAGGTGGACTCATCCGCGTCTCGCGCGACCACGAGATCGCGCTGCTCGCACCCTTCAACCCCATGCAGAAACTCCTTGCCGACATCGCGCGAGTCATAGGCGCGCCTCTGCCGCAACACGCAAGGCCATGCAACTGCCCCGATAGGGAGGTCTTCAGCGCATGAGACGACTATTGCACCTGAAGTTTGTGCAAACCTGCTACGCTGAAGAGGAACTGCGGCGACTCGTCGCCACGCGAGGGTACAGCGTCGTCTGCCGCGAATCCACACAACCGCTCCAGTTCACCGTCTACGATCCCGTCACCCCAGAGGAGGCGGACACCGTCATCGAGTTAGACCCGATGAGCGAACTCCGCACAGCCGACTTCGACCTTGCCGTGTACGCACTCTATAGACCCAACACTGCCGTGCGGTTCAATAGCGACTTCCTCGTCGCCGTCGTGTCCGACTACACCGCACGCAATATCGCTCAGAAGAGCCGCCCCGCGCCAAGCGATGCATAGGCGGTCGCCGTGCCTCTGGTGAGCAGACTCAGGTTGCTAATCTCGACCCATGCGCCAGGTACGAAATAGACGCCGCTGGCTGCGAGATTCACGGTGTGCGTCGCGGGCTCAATCGAGCCGTTCGTCAGCCGTCGCCTGCCTTCGATTACGACCGAGACATCGCCTGTATACTCGATGCGCACGATAGTGCCTGCGTACTCGTTGACATCGACCGAGAACGGCGCGGCTATCGGGTCAGCCTGCGTGTACCCGTAGGCGAGGATTGGTTTTCCGCGCCCGCCGCGATAGGTCGCAAACAGTTCCGCGAACAGCGGATGGAGCAGCGCGTCCCACGGCGTCGCGTTCGTATTCTCGCGCTCCGCCCACAACTCGATGGTCAGGTAATCGTTCTGCGCCTCGCGCCCGACGAGACGGTTCAGCGTCATAATCGCATGGTGCAGCACGCCGACGCCGACCCGCTCCGCATCGCCTAACCGCTCCCATGTGTCCAGTGACCTAAGCAACTCCGCACGCACCTCGCGCGGAATCGACATCGCGCTCCAATCGGATTCCAGTCCCGCAATCTGAATCGCGCCCGCCTGCAACGCCGCCCGTACAGGCTCATACCAGCGCACTATCCTATCCGTCGCACGCAATACCCAGAGCATGTCGTTCAATTATACCGCGAGCCGTATAATTAGGCGACATGGCGCGACCACCGAAACGCTATTACCGGTACGAGACGGGCAAATATGTGCGCGAGAAGCTGGGCGATAAGCGCGGATGCGTAGCCTACCGCACGAAGACCATCAAGTCAGGGCGCAAGCTACTCCTGTGCATCAAGTCGAGCGAGGGTGAACGCGGCGGGCGCACGAAGGGCATCGCGCTCCTGCGCACAAAGAGTACCCCCAAAGGACGAGCGCACTGGGACGACGCGGAGACTAAGCGAATGCGATGAACTTCCAGCAGATTCACCGACCCGCTGACGGCGAACTCGTCACTGAGCTGCGCAGTCTGCTAAGCCGAATCGCAGACCTGCGCCCGTTCTATCGCTACGCTGCCAATCGCATGCGTCAAGCGTTTCGCGAGAACTTCGCCGTCGGCGGACGCCCCCCATGGCGACCGCTCGCTCCGTCGACCGTCGCGGCGAAACGCATGATGGGGCTCCCTGCAGGGCTGCGCACGCCATCGGGGCGCGTCCCGCGCCGACTCCTGCAGCGCGGGCAACTCAACGAGCGTACCATCCTCATCCTCACAGGCGAGCTGCGCGATAGCGTCGCGCAGAAGAACCACCCACACCACATCATGCGCATCTCCAAAGACCGAGTCGAAGTCGGCACCTCGCATCCGCTTGCGCCCATCCACGAATTCGGCACGCGCCCCTACTGGATCTACCCGCGACGCGCACGCGCACTCCGATTTGTCGACAGCCAAGGTCGCTGGGTGTACCGCAGACGCGTCTATCACCCTGGCGTGCCCGCACGACCGTTCCTGAGGCTCACGCAACAAGACGAGGACGACATCCACGACGCGCTCTTCGAATACCTCGCCGACGCCGTCATCCGACCCGACACGGAGGGACTGCTATGAGTGGCGAACTCCAACTCTGCACGGTCTACGAAGGCGATGTCTTCGACCTGCTCCGCATGCTGCCCGACCGCTCCGTCGACATGGTCTTCAGCGACCCCGACTACAATATGGGCATACGCTACAACGGGCGACGGCACAGGAAATCGTGGGACGACTACATCGACTGGTACATTCGGCTCGCGCATGAGAGTTTGCGAGTGCTGAAAGACGACGGGAACGCATTCTTCCTCAACATGCCGAAGCAGAACGCCTACCTGCGCGTGCGCTACCTCGACGACGCTTGCTACAGTGTGCATGAGTACGCATGGTGCTACTCGCCCGATGTGGGGTTCAGCCGCTATCGGTTCACCACAGCGCATCGCACGATACTGCACGCGCGGAAGCAGAAGCGCACGCGCTGGTACAAGCACGCCGTCGCACTGCCGTACAAGAATCCACGCGACAAGCGCATCCAGCGTGCGCTCGCCGAAGGCTCGCCAGGACGCATGCCCTACGATTGGTTCTACATCGAGTATGTCAAAGCGGGCTCGCGCGAGAAGACAATCCATCCGTGTCAGGTGCCGCGTCGCCTGTTCGAGCTGCTGCTCCGCGCGTCGACGCTTGAGGGCGACTTGGTGCTGGTGCTGTTCGGAGGCGCAGGCTCAGAAGTCGCTGTCTGCCACGAGCTGAATCGACGATGGCTCACTGCCGAAATCGACCCCGTATACGCAGACCTGATTCGCAAGCGCATCGCGCTCGGACGAATCCCCGACGAGTACCGATGGCGACCGAGCGGTACAATTCGGCGATGAGTGGTAAGTATCAGGTACGGAAGGTGCGTCGGGATGGTGTGGCTCAGCGGTACTGGGTCGCGCCGACACGCGAGCATGACAGTGCGGTTACCGCAGTCATGAGCGGCAACCTCGCCTCGGCGGAATCGCGCGAGGCGCAGGAACTTGCACGGAAACTCCTACAGAACCCATCGGTGCAGGAATCGCTCTACCGCTCGCTGGTGCGACAGTATGAGGAAACGAAGTCCTCGAATGTGGAACTGATGTTGTTCCTGCAAAACTACTTAGCGCATGGTCATCCAGAGGCAGAGGCGCTTCTCGTGCGATTGGCAACCGAACCATCCGACGGGAATGTACGAAGCGCCGCTATCCATACGATAGCGACCTCTATGGATGCGCGTGCGCCGCGCTTGCTTCGCGAGGTCGCCGACAAGGCAACCGACGAATGGACGGCTCGCGTCGCCATCGTCGACTTGGCAGGCTACCTTGACATCACGATGGAAAACCTGATCGGTGAAGGAATCACGCCTGCAAGGGAGGCGGTACTCGATGCGTTGGAGACGCTCGGACTCGCGATGCAAGGCGAGTGGTTCAGACCCGAAGGCGAGATAGACTCCATTCTCTCCGCCTTGAACTACAATCGTTCGGAATTCGAGCAGGCGGCTCAAGGGCAGATACCTGCTCGCGTTGAAAAGCAGGTTATCAACGGGCTGATGTCGATTCTCTCGTTGGGCAGCTTGACCACTGAGGGGTTCGAGCGAACGCTGGATGTCATCAAGGAGTGGGGGTCAGAGTACGCGCTCTCCAAGCTCCGTTCCTACTTGAGAGGCGCTATTTCCTTGTTGAGAGGCGTCATTTCGCAACAGCGTCGACAAATGGTCATCGACGCGATAAACGAGATAGAACACCAGCTGAGGCGCAAGTCGGGGTGAATGCTGTGGCGATGAATGCTAAGTATCAGGTACGGAAGGTTCGTCGGGATGGTGTGTCCCAGCGGTACTGGGTCGCGTCGACACGCGAGCATGACGATGCGGTCATCGGCGTTATGCGCGACCGTCTCCCTACGGCGGAATCGCGCAAGGAGCAGGAACTTGCACGGAAACTCCTGCAGAACCCATCGGTGCAGGAGTTGCTCTACCGCTCGCTGGTGCAACAGTATGAGGAAACGAAGTCGTCGGATGATGGGCCGATGTCTTTCCTGCAACATTATTTGTCGCGTGGGTATCCTGAGGCGGAGTCGCTGCTCGTGCGATTGGCGACCGAACCCTCCAACTGGCATTTGCAATACGCAGCTGTCATTACGATAGCGAAATCTATGAATCCGCGTGCGCCGCGTTTGTTTCGCGAGATAGCCGACAAGGCGACCGACGAATGGACGGCTCGCTCCGCTATCTTCAACTTGGCAATCAATCTTAAAGTCACGATGGAAAACCTAATCGGTAAAGGAATCACGCCGACAAGGGAGGAGATACTCGATGCGTTGGAGACGCTCGGACTTGCGATGCAAGGCAAATGGTTCGAGCCCAAACCCAAAGGCGAGATAAACCCCATCCTTGCCGCGTTGAACTACAAGCGTTTCGATTTCGAGAAGGCGGCTCAAGGGCAGATACCCACTCGCATCGAAGAGACGCTTATCGACGGGTTGGTGTCGATTCTCGGGTTGGTGTCGATTCTCTTGACCGAAGACTTGTCCACTGAGGCGTTCGATAGAACGCTGGATGTCATCAAGGAGTGGGGGTCAGAGTACGCGCTCTCTAAGCTTCGTCCTCTGTTGAGTGGTTCACTTCCGCCACAGCGTCGAGCGATGGTTGTGGACGCTATACACGATATAGAACAACGGCTGAAGCGCAAGTCGGATGAATCGGTATAATTGCACGGCATGTCGCGGCGGAACCAGCAGACGACGGCGCGTGTTGTGAGTGACGAGCCTATCTGCGATTGTGCGGATGAGCATCGCGTCGATGTTCATCTCGAAAGCACGGATGGGTATCCAGCGGTTGCGAACCTCTGTACCCGATGCGGGCGGATACATCGCTTGCCCGCGAACGCGCGTGTGCGCGAGCGTCACGATGAAGACACTGAGACCGAGCGCATGTTGCATCGCGTCTTGGCAGCGGATCGCGCCAACGCGCTACGACTGCAAGAGGAGATGCTGGAGTTATACGAGCGCATCGAGCGCGAGCGTGATGAAATCGCGCGACGCGTCGAGATGTTCCGAAGACGATACCCCCAGCCGCCCGCGCAGACCTCGGCACATTACCGTGACGCGCTCGCGCAGTACGAAGCGGACATCGAGCGACTCCGCGAACTGGAGATGGCGGAAGCGCACGCCAACGAAACGCTCGGTATGCTCGCCATGCAGGAAGACCCAGACCCTGAGCAGTTCGAGCGCGTTCGAGCAATCGCGGGTATGCCGAGCCTTGACGCTACGATCCCGTCAGAACCTGACGACGCTACGCCAGACGCTACTCCATCGGAAGCGGGAACGACAGATTCGGAAGCGACGGATGCGCCTGCCAATACTGACCGTAGGTATTCTCCGTGATACCGATTCGCAGGGGCATCCCCTGCGTCTTCTGACGAAACTGTGCGTCCCAGTCGCCATCCCAGCTGGTCTCCCCGTCCGTTAGCACCAGCACGCCGCTGTATCCCCCCTCTTCATCTCTCTGTCGCGGCACGATTAACTCATCGACGGCTTGCATGAGACTACCCGTCACATCCGTGCCGCCCGTCACCTGTAACTGCTTCGTGATGTCTTTCATTCGGCTGCGCAGTTCCTCAGCGTTAACCTCAATCGCGCGTTCAGCGTGCAGTGACCCCGTGAACGGCACGAAGGTGAACCGCACGCCCTCATCCGCGCCAGAGTTCTCGGCGAGGTCTTGCATGTGACCCAGAAACTTGCTGAGCATCGCGTCGTCTATGGAGCCCGATGCATCGACGAGTA